TTCATAACGCCAATGCCATCTTCCTCGTCTTCTAACACTTGGACGTATTCGCTCACGGCTTTTTCTTGCGAGTTTCAACCATCTTAATGATGCGGGAAGCCCAGGCTCTGCCGGAATCTCCTCCCCATAGCTGCCAGGCGATAAATCCAGCATCGTTCTCTCCTCCAGATTTGTTTTTTTCATGCCGCGAAAAGAATGCGGACATGCGCTTGATAGTCCCATAGCTTAGAGATTCGCCATTTGCCAAACTTGCGGCTCTTGCCACTCCGCTGCCAATGCCTTGCTTGCCGGCTTCTTGCGTCGTCAAGCCGCCTTTGCCATACTTCTTGCGTAGTTCTAAGCCTCGACGCGCTGCAGCCCGTACGGCCGATGGTGGGGAGAATGATTCAGCATCTCCCCTCAGGGCTTTCCCTCGTCACACATGCCCTCCTCTTCTTCCATGGATTCTTCTTCTTGTAAGACTTGACGAATGAAAGAACGCATGTACTCTTCGCTTGCGTCTTTTTTAGGCATACTCATACCGGCAGATGCAAGAGCAATTGCGACCGCTTGCTTGTAATTCTTAATCGGGTCGCCACTGCTGCTCTTCAAGGTGCCAGCCTTGAATTCTTTTAAGACCTTAGAGACCTTAGCTTGCTTTTGCTTTTTATTCATGGTTTCGTGGTTAGCCTAGAAAAAGTCTATCTTAGCAACTGGAGACAGTCGTCCTTCTTCTATTGCCTTGGCCCTCGAAGAAAAGCTAAGACACAGTGCGTCTCCTTGATAATGGTGAAAATACGACGGGCAATACTTAGTCGATGGGTATTCTTCGTTGTAATGATCCAACTCTGACTCGTGCATATTTGCCACCTTGCATGGAACAGAGCCAGTCCAGAACTCTTGCCTCCACCTGTCTTCAGAATCTAAATATCCTGGGTCTAGTGCTAGCAAGTGTGAGGCCCTTGTCCACCAATAGTTTCCAGATGGATGTGCCACTGGAAAAGTTCTCCAATTCACGGATGCCATGTCATAGTCCTCTAGCAAGTCAACTGCTTTTTCCCAATTGACCAAGAGGAAATGCTGCATCATCATCCTCCAGTCATCTTGATTTCTTGTCGCATGAGAAATACCTTTGCTATGTAGATACAGAATCAAGGCATCGGGATGGTCTTCTGCAATTTGGCGAGCAAGCAGCAGCGATGGCTTCTCAGAAAAACCATCAACATGTCGAACTATTTTGCAATTATCAGGCGCATCAATGTCCTTATCCCCATTGATTCCAATGGTTAAATGAGCATGATCGAGTAGTCCGCTTAATAGCATTGCTCCCATCTGCTCGTAGTAGATTTGCTCCCATCGTTCTGCTTGAAACAAATGGTAAACAACAAACAATGGGCGCGAGTTCATTTGTAAACAACAAGCATCAAATCGTCGTACCTTCCTTTCACTCCACGAAGATCAATAATTTCGTAAGTATAATCTTCTCTAACCAATGGAATTAAACTATCAAACCAACTATAGTCTTGGATGTCTTCAATCACTGCAATGCCACCGTCATTGAGCAATGGCAAATACAGTTCAAGGAAGCGCTGCTGACTTGCTAACGAATGCGGACCATCATCAATGGCGAAATCAATTCCATTAGGCGCCAATTGCTTAACTTTGGAGATGGTGTCATTGTCGTAAGCGTCCATGAATAGCACTGCGCAGCGCAATGGGTCCATTCGTGGCATGATGCTTGGATCAATGGCATCTTTATTGTCCAGACCAATTACCACGCTGTCAGGAAGAAAATCATGCCAAAGCAGAAGTGATCCACCAAGCTGAACGCCAACTTCTAGAACAGTTGCATTCTTTCCTTTCAATGGGAAAAGCAACTGTTCGTAAACTGGACCATACGAATGGAGCGTTTGCTTGTCAGTGCCACCAGGAAACTCAAACCCGTTGATGTTCTGTGCATTAAGAATTGCATCAATGCCAGGGGCTTCAGTCGTCGGTGTCATCAGTTAAACTCACGATATGAAGGAAGCATAGCGACAATCCGTCCCTTGAAACCGTCTTTTCGCAATGATTCGGCAATGTGATCAGCGAAGTTATGGGCAAGGATGATGATGGTGTTGCACTGCGGCAGATAGCTACGATCCACCACTGGAAAGCCCGTGCCTGGCATGTACAAGCCTTGCTTGCTCTTGGTGTCGTCCACCACGAAGGACGGCCCCATGGACCGGCAATCGGCCTTTAGTGCATTCAGGAAAACGCACCCCTTTGCAGCGGCCCCAAAGAAAGCAATCTGGCCAAACTCCTCTTCGTTTGCCACCATTGCAAAAAGCTGAGCAGTTAAGCTTTCGACATTGCCACCTAGCGAGGCTTTCTCCATTAGCGCCTGTTCGTATTGTTTCCAATGGGACAAATCAATAGTTGGCGCCCCTATCTCTTTATTGGTCATCCATAGGCGCATGGTTCCGCCATGAATGGACTGTTTCTGCAAGTGAATGATTCGTAGTCCATACTGCTGGAACAATGCCTCCAGTGGAGTGAGGAGCCAGTAGTAATAGTGCTCATGGTAGAACTGGTCAAACTGTTCGGTTAAAATGGTTTCCGCTGCGTAAGGAAACTCTAAAATCCACACGCCATCTAGAAACTTTTGAATGCCACGCAAGAAAGCATGAATGTCCTTTGTATGTTGAAAGACATTTGTGGAGGTGATAATATTAGCTTTAGGCAGGTCTAGATGATCGCCCCAAAAGTCATTGATAAAGACAATTTCCGCGTCTTCGTTCTTTTCCTTGAAAGTAGGACTTGCGTCTACATTGATTAAAAGCATATGGTTCTTGCTGCTTTGCTTGAAAGCTTTCAGCAAGGAGCCATCATTCCCTCCAATGTCAATAATCACATCATGCCGCAAGTGCTCAAAGCTCTTGAACATTTCACGACAATGTTCTACATAAGGAGCGCTTGTAGCAGAATGATACAAATAGTTACCGTACAGAACGGACGGGTCTACTGCATGGCTTAGATGAATAGTTAAGTCGTCTTCTACTATTGCTTCAAGAGGGAACTGTGCGGCACTAAGAGATGAGGCTTCGTCTTCACAAAGATTATTGACAAGGGGCTGTTGGCCGAGATCAAGAATGGTGCGGGTCATGGGATGAAGCACATTGGGGCACAAAGAATTGGCATATCCTCAAAGAAATTCTTACGAAAAAGAATGATCCCAGAAAGAAGCCGTTCGCTCAAAAATGCCATTGCACGCTGATCATAGCCCGATAATTGCTTGATTTCGTCATGATTGTCCTCCCAAATCGGCCAGAGGCAGTCGAATAGGACTGTCATCAGTGCAGTGTATTGCTTGCGTGGTCCCCTCGCCATTGGGCCTCCGAAGAAATGGTTTTGGTTCCAAATGGAAAGCATCTGCTCCGCTGTAAATGGCAGCTTATGCCTTTGAGCTGCTTCCATTGTCATTTCTATTCCTCTGAAGGAATGTCCGCCCATGAACTGGGTGGCAAGCGAACAATTGAAAAGGCAGGTTTCTTGAATGTATAGTTGATCTTTGTCTGATTGCTTGATTCCTTCTTCATGCCAATACCTTCGATACTGAGCGTTTCCTACTAACGAATCGTCGGTATTGTTTAATAACCAATACACCCCAGTCAGTTCGCCCCACCATGGATTAAGTTCTGAAATGTTGTCTCCTTCGTCATCAAAGTACCACCCTTTATTTCTTAACGTTTCCCTTTCTTCAGTGGAAAGCATCTTCGAATCTGCGCACAATGGCTTGAGCGTAGCGGCCGACTCGTAACGTATTGGGAGGTTCTTCGTCCCCACTGCATAAATGGTCAGATCTTTAGCTTCCATATACTTTCCTCGCTGCCCATAGTTCGTTGTAATTATTTACGCCTTTGGCCCCCACGCCAGTCAAGTCACCCCCTCCAGAAGGCTTGCTCCATGCCATGATCGTACCGTCTGGCAAGACAAAAGCTCGATTCTTCTTCTCATGCGTAGGAGTAAGCTCTAGGTAATCGCCATAAACGAAATTTACATTGCCGCCATTAGCCGCAAGAGCCGCGCCAAGCAGCGTTGGTCCAGTGGGGCACAATGGGGTGATGCCATAGTATTGCTCAAGGCAATTGTCAACAATCATTTCAATGGCAGTCAGCAGTGCATGGTTTTTCGGCTGAGAATAAAGCACAGTTGTAGCGCAAGCCCATGAAGTGTAGCTAAACCGCTGGATGTCGCGGAAGGCAAGAAATTCAATTTGATCACCGATCTCCACGCCATTAACTGCTCGTACTGCAATGTCCATGTACCAACCGCCTAGCTTGTAAAGTAAACAGAATCGTCCTAAGTCTGCTTTGTATGAATACGGCATCAAGCAGTCGTAAGCATCTAGCACTGCTGGATGAAACTCTTCAGCAATGAATGCTCTAAGACTGTCTTTGTTGTAGATGGTATGAGTTGCGTCTGGAAAGCATTGATCAATGGTTCCAGTGGCAAATTTCAAGAACGGAGACAGTTCTGTATCGGTGTCAGAAAGAAAGATTTGGGAAATGTTCATGATGATCAACCAATACGAGCAGGAGTACCAAAGCCCTTGAAGCTAGATTCACTTTTTTCTTCCAGTACGGAAGAGACGATGGCAAGCATGTGATCAGTGATGACGGGCCAAGTAAATTGTTCCTCATGCACGCGATTATGACACCAATTACCAGCAGAATTAAGCGCTAAATGGTCTGAATAGTAATCATGCAAAATATCAGCTAGATGGTCCGGGTCTGGCAGCATCCTCTCTAGTCCATAGTTTCTATCGGTCTCAGCAGCGTTGGATTGAATGCGTGGAACGCCGTAGAAGATCTCTTTAAGGCTCGTATGGTCCGGCACCACTTGTGCCACCCCTGTGGCCGCGTGCTCTGTATTCACCAGGCCCCATCCTTCTCCAATGCAAGTGTTTACACCAATGTCCACTGCATTGTAAACTAGATTCAGTTTTTCAATGGGAAGACAGTTGTTGGTGGAGAAATGCGGACTGGTGAGAATGAGCTTACCTTGCGGGTCGTAGCCCTCATCTCGCGCCACTCGATTGAATAGTGGGATGAGTTCCCAGCCCATGTCCCTGGCCCCCATGTTGAGCCATAGCCTTGCATCAGGCTTCCCTTTAGCAAACTTAATAAAGGCTTTGATGGTTAGGTCAATGCGTTTTCGAGGTTGGTTCCTGTTGCCATTGAAAACAATAAATGTATCATCTGGTATGCCAAGCTCCTTTCGGCATTGCTTTTTATTCATGGAAAAGAACTTCGTGAAGTCAGTGCCATGAGGAATAACATGGATGGGCTTTTGATGCCCCATTTTTTCAAGTTCAATTTTTCCAAACTCCGTGTAAGTGGCCAAGTCATCCCACTCATTAGTAGTGGCAGCCATCTCAGGGAAAATCCCATAGCTATCAATTGGCGTATAGACAAAGAATTTGAAGCCAACAGCAGCTTTGAATGCTTTAACTTCTTGCCATAAGTTTGCTGCCACCCATAGATCATTGGTAATCCATACCAAATCTGGTTTGATTGTTTGGACCAGTTCGCTAATGCGATGTGCGCCAAAGGGGTCATTTCCGTGCGCCATTGCTGGATACATCAAGCAATGCTTCTGCATCTCATTTGGGTCGCCATGCCAGTTGACGGAAAGAACATGCACTTCATGCTCTTTGGCAAGAGCCGGGATAAGGTACTCAGCTACTCGACCAAATCCCGTCTGGATGCCACAATCGCCGCAATAAAGAATCCGTGCCACAAGTGTTTTGATAACTTGTCAGATGATAATGGCTCTTTTTTACACTGGCACGGTAGGCGCCTGCTGCCGGTAATACACGATTGAGCACTTGCACCTAGCGCGACATGCGCAACGCTGTCCAGGCATGGGAAGACTGCCGATGGTGACAATCCCTCGCGCTGCGTAATCGATGCAGTCTTGGCAATGCTGCGCTTGACTATCGAGAACTCTTCTCATTAAGGAGAATCCCCTTTTCTGTTCACGCATCTCAGTACCTTCCCAGTAAGAACCTCTAACGCTCTGAGCGTACAAGCCGATGCGAGCAATAGCCATGGGAGTAGACATGCGACCATCAAGAAGATCACGAGTAAAACCCTGTAGATAATTGTATTCCGCACGAAGCTTCTGGCCGATGCGACCATATTCAGCACTGCCCATACTGGCCTTTCCGCCATGGCCAATAGTCGCTGCTTGGATGTGGGCACTTTTAATGGCTTCACGAACACTGCCTTGCCATTGGTCCAGAGTGATGGATCCATCCGCCAGCATACGAGTGAAACGCTTTAGCTGGGTCTCAAGCTTATCAATGCGACCATCGACAAGCTTTCCCACTGCATCCTTGCTTAGAAATCGTCCTCGTTCGTCTCGATAGCGACCAATCTGGCGATCGTAAGACCAAGCAGCATCCATCCTTGTGGACAGCACTGCGAAGGATAGATTGGACAGATCATTCAGCATCTTCAGCTTCCAGGATTTCTTTGAACTGCGCTGGCGCTTCTGCTTTCCATTCCTTCATGGCTTTTTCAATATCCTGATCGGAAATGAACGCAGCTTCGTCAATACCAGCAAGCATCAGACCTTCTACTTTCATGGGCTCAATAGCATCTTTCTTTTGAAAGTATTCGGCTTGTTTCTTTTCCCCCTTAAATGCTCCTTCAAGGGATCCATGCTTGCGCTTGTATAGCTCTTTGTATTTTTGCGCCACATAAGCGCCAGCGACTGCACTGGGCCATACCTTGAACTTCGCCTTTGCAGTCGAGATGGCTTGCTCGTGAAGGCTTTTATCGACGAAAGTGGCATCTTCTTTGACAGTCTCTAAGTCCTTAGGCAAGTAGAGCCCTGCAGCATCTCCCACTTCCCTGCTGCCATCCATTGGCAGCGTGCCGTTCTGTTCGTTCATTGGGTCGCGACCTCCAGGAGGCACTTTCATCTGACCGCCTTGCTGCGGTAGCTCACGAGGGAGCGATGGGTCAAGAGTGAGTTCCATCGACCATTCACTGCCACCGTAGCGAGCCTCTGCCACCTCCTTCGGGTGGAGAATGCCGAGTTGTACGTAGCGACCATCAACGGCTGCCACGCGGGCACGCACGTCTGCTTTCTCCCTTTCGTTCAGCTCAAACAAATCGTTGAACTTAATGCGCCATGAATCAGGCACTTGCCCATTGGTTGGTCCTTCTTTGCTCATCATGATCATTGTCATGAGCTGCTGCAAAGGACGCTTATAGTGCGAAGCTTGATAGTCACCAAGATGCTTAGCAAAATCACGCTCTTCACTTCTACCAGTGGAACCAAGACCGCCAGGGCTTTCCCCGAACAAAATAGTATGCGGAATTTGTGATGCACCAATAATATCAATCCTTAGCTTTTCAAGGATTTCTCCAATGCCACCAAAGTTGCGACTGATGAAATCAAGCTCTTCTTTTTCTGCGTCAATTGCATAGCCGCGATAAATGCTTTTGCTCATATCGTTGACGACTAAACGGTCACGCACTTCACGCTCTTTGCCTGCAGATAGCATTGAAGCAAGGCCACGGATTTTATGGACAAAGATGTCAAACTCTGTGAGCAAAGTAGCGGCTGAGCTAATGCCAGTGGAATAAAAGCGGAAACTGTCGTACACGCTTTGTAAGGTGCTCATGCCCCACCCATAGTTTCGCTGCCTAATGCGATAAGGGAGCCATTCCCCGTCAAAACGCAAAATCCTGTCTTTATGAATCTTGGCTAGTTGCGGCTGCCTGATTAAATCGCCACTGATGATTTGATAGTAAGTTGCCTTGGAATAATCGTACAAACTTTCTTCATTGATTACTGGAGCGATTTGCCAACGATCAAGCACTTCCATTCCTTCAACTGAACGAATGTTTGCATAGTTAACTGGCTGGTCTGCAGACCGTCCGTCGTTGATGTAGAGAAGGATGACGGCACCACCAAAAAGCCTTGCATTCTTGGAAGCCAGCCCTAAATTCTCAAGGATGTATAGATCTTCAATTACTTGCTCAATCCCCACCACTTCTTCTGCTGCGGCTCCTTCACCGCCAAACAATACTTTGAAGCCTTTGCGGGTGGACTGTTCAGCAACAATATCTACGATGCGCTTTGGAATCCATTCACTGTATAAATTCTCAAGCTCTTCTTGTCCAATGAAGACAATGGGAGTGGAGCTGGTGTACTGGCTCTTGTCGCGGCCAGTGCCCATGCCAGTCAAGACGTTCACCAAGCCATCAGCTCGTGCGCCATTGTCGCCTTCATGGCCAAGATCAACCATTTCTTCCGACATTTTCAATAGTGTGCCTTTATATCATCATAACAAGGTCTACAATGGGCTGAGCATCCACCCCTTTATGCCCACCCCCATTGAGTTTGTCTTTACGGAAGAGGAAAGGATTCTCGCAAAGCAAGAGGGCATCAGGCGTCAAGAAGTGAATGCCGCCAAAGGACTTCGTGGGCGCAATGGTGGAGCATGGCAAGGCTCTAAGGCCCTAGACATTCATTTATTGGGTGCAGCGGGGGAGGTTGCCGTAGCATCGTACCTAGGACTTAAAGAGCATCTTTTCAAAGAGACTGAAGCCTGTCGTGGTTCAGATGACTTGCCTGGTGGTATTGATGTCAAAACCAGATCAAAATTGCGCTACGACCTTATCGTTCAAAAACACGAAAACCCATCCAAAAAATTTGTTTTGGTAACGATTGAAAACCGGCAGACGCTTTTGCATGGCTGG